GTTACATTTCATTACTGTTTTGTTATGCCTACACCCGTTTTATCTTCAATGTATAAATATGGAATCTGACAAAAATATACAAACCCCTCAATTAAATACTGTTTTTACTGATATTAGTGGTAATATTCAATCTTCTGGATTGTTTAATATCACTCAATTTAATCAATCAGCCAATGCTGTTAGTAAAGTTTCCACTGATTCACAGTGGGATGTAAAAAATTTAACGGAAAAACCTATGCTTATGGATGTTATTTCTTGGTCTACGAGTCAAACTCCAGGCACTGTGATTGCCCAGTATTTATTACCAGGTGATCTTTTTAATGCTGATATTGGTACTTTAGGGTATCAAATACTTCAGCGTTTTATGTTTAATAGATCTTCAATAAAAATTCGTGCTCAAGTTAAATCTCTGAAATTTCATCTTGGACGTGTTACAATGGGTTGGGTGCCATTAGAATATAATAAAACTCAACCAATTTCCACTGTTGATCAGTTTATGTTATCTGGTTATCCTCATATTAATATAGACGCATCATCATCTTCGACTGTTGAATTAGATATTCCTTTTTTCCATTTCTTTAATATGTTTTCTATGTCATCGTTTGATGGTCTTGCTATTAGTCGTGCTTTAGGTATGCTTTATTTTGTAGTGTTAAACCCATTATCTGCTAGTACTAATGTTTCTCCGGCTGTTAATATATCTGTTACAGGTTGGTTTTCTGATCCAATTTTAGTTAATCCTGTTCCTAATATAATGACCAATCAGTTACCTGGCAAGTCTAATCGTTTTGCTAAGTCTATTACTTTGGAAACTAATGTACAGGGTCTTTTTGATATAGTTGGTTCTGCTTCTAATATTATTAGTGGTGCCTCCTCTGGTGTTTCAAACTTTTTGAATGGAAATTTTTCAAAAGGAGTAGATGACTGGGCAGGAGCATTGGCTTCTACTGAAGAAGTAGTTGCCGATAATCCTGAGCTTTTATCTATGATTTTTGATAAACCTATAACCACTTCATTTGAATCTTCAAAGGTTCAAACATTTTCATCTTTGTGTCATGGTATGGGTCCTGATCGTGCTACTCGTTTAGCTATCTGTCCACAATCAATGCATATCCCCGATAAATCTATATTATCTCATGATGTTAATGAGGTTCATTCTATTAATAAAATTGCTTCTACCCGTATGCTTTTTGAAATAGGGAGTATAACTTCTTCTGCTTCACCAGGTCATGTTGTTGCTAGTGGGGCTGTACATCCTCAGGCTTTTTGTTCCGTAGTGGGTTTTTCATATCAACCCACATATCTTTCATATATTTCCTATCCTTTTTCTTTTTGGCGTGGTGGTATTAAGCTTGATGTAGAAATTGTGGCAACACAATTTCAATCTGCTTTGATGTATTTGTGTTTCGCTCCGTATACTAGTGCTCCAAGTGCTACTTTAAATGATTTTTTGGCTCTTCCTGGAGTCTTTGTTGACATTTCTAATGATAAACCAAAAGAATATCAGTTTGTTATTCCATATACAAATAATCGTATGTGGATGAGAATGCCATTAACGCCAATTTCGGGTGCATTTGTGCCTGAGGCCGATTTTGGTCGTCAGTCCATAGGTACTTGGTATTTGGTGGTTGTGAATGAATTAGTTAATGTTGATAATGTCCCAAATATAGCTTTTATAAATTTCTACGCATCTGCTGCTGATGATTACGAGTTATCTGTAGTTCGTGATGTGTCTTTAGCTACACCTCAATTTCCTATTTATACATTGGAAACAGATGTTCAGTCTGGAGTACCTGAAGAACTCGAGCCTCCCGTAGAAAAATCAGAGGGTGAGGCTGTTGTATTGCAGACTGTTGATCGTAGTATCCCTATAGAAAATAAACATTTTTATAATGAATTTTTTGATGATTTACGCAATTATATCCGTCGTTATGGTAATTATGTTATGTCTCAGCAATTTGTGGTTTCGCCCACTGCTGCTAAATGTCAGGCTTTTATACCTGTTACACCTATTCGTCAAGTTACAGGAACCACTGCTAGTTCGCCTAATTTATTAAGTTATTTCGCATACATGTATGTGGGTCACTCAGGATCCATTCGTTATAAAGCATTGCCGAATACAACTGCTATTTCTATAGGAAAAGTTAAAGCTGTTCATCTGTTTGATCAATATGCAACGCATGACTATTATCCAGTATTATCTAGTGTTACAGGTTATTATTTCAATTCTAATTATGCTTTAAAGGTCACCAATTTAGCACATGAAAATGCGCTAGAATTGGAGTGTCCTTATTATTCAAATTTAAATTTTCTGCAAAATCGCGTTCGTTTAGTTAATAATAATTATGTTTATCAATTTTATAATGGAACTCTTCATTTTTACTATGATTTAACTCAGGACACAACAGAATCGTTTACTTTTGATTTGGATGTGTATATTGCGGCTGGAGATGATTTTTCATTTCATTTTCCGATCTCTCCGCCTCGTATGCAATATACTGAATTTACAAATATTATATTATAAATATAAAATAAAATAAAAATTAGATTAGATTAATGTATTGTCCTATTTGTGTTATTTATTCGAAATTTATTATGTGGGCCAAGGGCGGAACTTATGTATCGTGCTTGGTAGCGTGATAAAATATCGGTGGGTTTAAAGTGATGAACTACCCATGCAGTTTTGAGCCTGTTTTTATAACCGGCCAGTTTTGTGTTATAGGCGCAATTAACCGAGGAGTCCCGGCGCACGCTAGGGGTCACCTTATATTAAAAGTTAGTTAATGTGACGTAACTTGAATTAACCTTATGTCTGTACCTGCTATTTATAGTGTGGGAAAACCGCTAAGGGGGTGTTTCGAGTATCTAAACGATTAACATGGAAAGTGTCCTCCCAAAAGGAGGTGGTTTAGTCTATAACGTGTAATCTAAAATAAGAGTATAATCTCATAACCTCTCTAGGAATAGAGCTGGTCTAGCATTAATCCGAAATATGTCTCAAAACATTTAATCCGATTAAGCGCCAACAAACGTTCTTATACAAGTGAATTTATAAATATATTATGCAATTTTACTTTAGTCTTACTTATTTACGAAATAAAACATTAAATTTAATACGTTCATTATGTCTTATTATAACAATACTTGTATTGCTCGTTCATCGAAACGTTCTAAATTTATCCATGAGTCCAATCAACGTATGGCAGACGTTAGTACTGACGAAAGCGTTTGCACAGTTCATGATGTTGTGGACAATACTTCATATTGTGAAGTTATTAGCAAGAATCCTATACCACTTGTCAGTGATAATAGGAAAGGTAAAACGTATGTTAACTACGCGCGTTCACGAACAGAGGACAACATATTTAAACTCTTTAATGACGTTGCGCTCACGCGAGTTGATAGCACACCATCTTCTATTTACCATATCTTGGAGCATTATTTACCAGTTTCTTATAAATCTGATGCAACTAATGGTCTCCTTTTTTGGCGGTTATTCAAACGCCTCTATTATAGTCATTATCATGTTAAACTCGATCGTTGCAGTTATAGGGCATTTGCTCATTTGGGCCGCCAATATAATCACCATCTGTCATATTATGAGCACCTCTGCATTTCAATTTGGAACACAAACCATCCACAGTGCCCACTTATATCTAAGAATTTTAAGTGGGATCGTAATTTGGTACACTTTGATAAATCCGGAAATCTCCATCATTCTTTTCAACTTTCTAGTGTCGGTAGTGATGTACTTAAGTGGAATACCCCAAAGGTATGTGCTACTAATTTGGGACACATTTCTTCCAATTATGTTTCCTGGAAGACGTCTAGCCCTAGAATAAAACCCTCTCAATGGTTACGTGAGCATCGTCCTACTAATATTGAGAGTGTTGAAGAAAGATTGAATCTTAATACTATGGAAAAGGTAATGGATTTTAATCGCTATCTTAATAAAGAGAGTAATAAGACTTCTCATGTCATTAAAACACGACGTGTGACAGTTTCTAATAGACTTGATTTAAACGGGTTGGTGTTGAATCGTCCCAAAGCAGATGTTTTTGATTCTAATCGTATTTATGCAGGTTTAAATTTTTATCAACCTATCATAGACAAAGTAATGTGGTTACCTCAGGATGTTTTAAATTTGGTTGTGCATATAGATCCACAGGGAGCTTATTATCATTTCAACTCTAATCCATTTTATGATGCATTATGTAAATATATTCATACTACTAAACAGCAACGTATTAATAGATATTTTTGGGACGCATGTCATTTTGTTATAGCTAAGGGATGCACTCTGGAGACTGATATACAATCAATTTTTGGAGTTGTTAGTAATGAAACTGAATCTTCCGTTCAGTCCGTTCTTAGTAAACTTGATGCATTTATTACTGAATCTACACCTGTTTTACGAACTTTGTTTGGTAATCATATGGAAGCATCGTCTAAAATATCCGATTCTTTGGATATGTTAGAACCATTAAAAGATGCACTTAATAGTCTTGCTGCCCGTACTGGGGATCTTGCTATTTTGGTTGAGAGTCAGATCCAGGGGGTAGGTAATGCAACAATAAAAGGCATTAATACAACTTTTGCTGCATTAACCCATAAGAATAACATGATTCAAAATACAATTGGAAAACGAATGGCGATGGTCATTGAGTTTCTTGCTCTTGTTTTTCTTAAAAACTATATACCATCTGGGTTATGGTATACTTTATTAGCTTTTCGGGCATGTATCTGGTTCGGTTTAGATCATGAAATATTAAAGCTCATGTCGTGGATAAGTAATGTTATCTCAAAAGAATTTTGGTCGGGATCGTCTACGACTGGAGTGGTTATTGAAACTGATTGTCAATCAATTGGTGCCAATGCTACGACAGCAATAGCGACAGTGATGTTTGGCATCACTTCATTACTTACTTATAAACAACTTCCACAGAAAACTAATATTGAAAAATTTCTTAAGACTTTAGATTCAACATTTACTATTAATAGATCAGTTGAACATATCCCTAAACTCATTCAACACATAAAAGATATGGTTGATAAGTCCTTGTGTTTCATATTTGGTGAAACTACTGAGTATGAGAAAGAGGCAGAATATCTTGCCGAGAATGCTGATGCCATTAAGAAGTGGGCTGAGGAGGTTTCATCATTGAATAATGAGGATGTTTATATTCAACTTACATATGATGAGTCACTCCGAGCACGAATATTGATATTACGAGATAAAGCAGCCTATTATATGAAATTTTTTGAAGGACGTAAACATCTTATTCCTGAACGTCTTATGGCTGCCTTTCAAATTAATTACCGTGATTGTGTCGATTTAGCTAACCGAGTACTTCGAACATCTAAAGGTCAGGAGTTTCGGTATGATCCATACTTGGTATATATTACCGGTAAGAATCGTTCCGGGAAATCTTTTATGACGGGTTGGTTAGCAAAAAGAATGGCTAAGAATATTGGCTATTCAGATTTGACAAATGTAACATATTCGCTCTGTGGATTGAAGCATTGGGATGGCTATACTCAACAGCGTATAATTAATATCGATGATTTATTTGCAGTGCGGGGTCAGAATGAGGAAGAAGTTGTAGAACAATTTATTAAAATGCGTTCCAATGTTCCTTGGATTCCACCAATGGCTGATGTTAATGATAAGGGTAGACCCTTTGATTCTCAAGCTGTGATAGTTTCATCTAATATTCCATATCCTAATCCTAATTGTGTTGCTGTTAGAAATACAGTTTTGTCTCGTCGTCATAAATTGATATCAGTTAAGCTTGAATCTGGTTTCACACTTCCTTCGGGAGAAGTTGATGAACAGAAGATTTTTGAGTTAGATGAGCAATATCCTAACGAATATCGTCATCTTAAATTTGCCTTTCTTAATCCAGTTATTGAGACGCCAGTAGATAATGTTGATCATAATCTAACATATGCGGAGGTTGAGAAAGAAATTTTGGAGTGTCAATTAAAACATCATTATAGACAACAAGCTAATATCGCTAAATTTAAGCGTGTTGAGACTAATTGTCAGATGGCTACTAGTGAATATGTCGATAGTGATTCAGAGGAAGATACTGAAGTAGTTAATAAAGTTGAGCTTGAGAATGACATGGCTATTGAAATAGTAGAGTATTTGAAAGGTGATCGTTTGGATCTTGAATTGGATAAAATAATTCGAGAGAATTTTATACCCAATTTTGGGCTTAAAGAACCGGATTTAGAACAACTTAAAGATAAAACTATTCCTGCGCGAGCTAAGGCTTATGCTCAATATTTGTTTGACAAATTTTCTACGCCAGCATTACGCATTATGTGGTGGCAGTTAAGACATGCGGACATTCTCACTATATTGGAGGGTGTCCAAAAGCAGTGTAAGAAAGCATTTTTCCACTCTCTTAGAACTGAGACTGGATATAATGCATATTGTGATGAATATAATCGGTACAGGGTGTGTTTTCCAACTATTAAAGATAAAATCAAGAAGTGGTTAGAAGAACATCCACAAGTTAAGGAATTCCTGAAAGCTATGGGATGGGCCTCATTGTGTACTACTATTATATATAGTGGGTATAAACTTTTTAGCTTTTTAAAAGGGGAAACAACCCTTGAAATGTCAAGTGAATCTATTATATCATCAGGAGATGTTAAAACTCCAAAATTGCCCAAGCATAATGTTCAACGTCATCAAGCACACAGACCAACAATACCCACAACAGCTCAAGGCACTAGTGATGTTAATGCTCTTGAGATTAGAGATAATCGAGTTATTAATAATCAATGGGTACTTATAGCACGTGATCGTGATACGAAAACTGTGAAAGCAGTTATAAATGCATTAGGGTTGGCAGGTCATAATTTTCTTTTACCTTATCATTTTTTTGTACCTCTAAAAGAAGGTGATCTCATAGAATGTAAGGGTCCATTAACCACTATACATACCGCATATGAGAAATCGAAAATGATACGTTATGGTGAAATTGATCTTGCCGTATATCACTCAGTCCATACTATGCCAATGGCTTCGGATTTTATACACTTATTTATAAGTGATGCTGAACTTAAACATGTTAAGAATTTGAGCGGTGAATTAGTATATCGTAGTCCAGAACAAACATATTATGTTGCTGATACTACAATAAAATCAGTAGAAGAGGCTGGCCATGACGCTGGATATTATGCTATGGAAGATCGTTTTGTAATGCGTAAGGGTTGGTGGCATACTGTTAACACCAAAGAGGGCGTTTGTGGAGCTATACTTATAGCATATGATACACGATTACAGGGAAAACTCTTAGGTATGCATGTCTCTGGTAAGAAAGATCAAACCGGAGGATTTTGTGTACTTGTGACACGTGAAATGGTAACTGAATTATTTAGTCAGATTCCGCACAAGGGAACGACCGAGGATACAGTTATTCAGAGTTATTTATGTGATCGTAAACCAGCATTTACACTTGCTCCAGAATATATAACACTGGGTGCTCTTAAGCCAGAGTTGAGCGTTAGAATGTCAGATAAAACTGAAATAATTCCAACACCCTTGTTTGGCCGTATACGACAACCGGTAACACAACCATCAGTGTTATCACCTAGTGATCCACGACTTATCGAAAGAATAAGTCCAATGAATAAAGCATTAGCAAAATATACTGTGCGGACAATACCTTTTAATCCAATACATCGACGAGCAGCACGTGATTATTTACATTCCGTGCATATGGCGAAAATAAAACCGCTACGCCAAATTAAGAACATAACTGAGAAAGAAGTGTTGAATGGTAATCCTTATATAGCTCATTACCTTCCTATGGATATGAACAGTTCTCCTGGTTGGCCCTATATATTTAAGCGTCCAGCTGGGTTTGTTGGTAAGCGATTCCTTTTTGATGGCGATGTTACAGACTATGAGATGGGAGCTCTATTGCGAACTAATATTCGCTCTAGAATACAGAAGTGTTTAGCAAGTACTAAACCATTCTCTCCATGGACACATTGTCTTAAAGATGAGCGGCGTCCCAACGATAAAATTCTCGTTGGGAATACTCGTATTTTTACGATGGGACCGGTTGATTTTAATATTCTTGCCCGGTTTTTTATGTTGGATTTTATAGCAGCTTATTATGCGGCACATAACACTTTCTATTCTTGTGTAGGAATAGATCCTTATTCTCCTGAATGGGAGAAATTATACACACGCCTTCGAACTAAAGGTCCCCGTGGTTTCGATGGTGATTATGGTAAATTTGATGGGACACTTGATGCAGATTGCATCATGGATTTTAAAACGAACGTTGATCTCTGGTATGAGCATTATGCACCAGATGGACTAGTACTTCACTTTAGTGATGGAACGCAGTGGTCCTTTACACATCAGGAATGCTGTCTTGTTCGTTATTGGCTTTTTGAGGAGATGATTACAACATATCAAATAGTAGGAAATACTCTTCATATGAAAGTACAAGGCAACCCAAGTGGTAATTTTATAACCGTAATAGTTAACACTGAGGTTGGTATGCAATATCTTGTAATAGGGTATTTAGATATAGCTGAAATGCAGCCGGTGGAGTTTAAATATTGTTCCACAATACAATTTGATAAGAATGTTGAGGCAGCAATTTATGGGGATGATAATCAAGTGGTCCCTAGCCCTGAAATAATACATTTTTATAATCACACTACATATGCTAAGTGGTGTGAAAGACATGGCATGGTATATACACATGCCGATAAAACCGTGGAGGAAGACATACCTCACAAACCAGTAATGGAATTACGATTTTTGAAATGTGGCTTCAATCCGCACCCCGTAATGGGGTATAAGATGGCTAACATCGATAAGGACACAATTTACGAATTGTTGAATTGGACTCGAAAGGGTCATGATATCAACGAGATTACGCGTGACAATTGTGAAAATGCATTGCGATTTGCATATTATTGGTCTGGAGAGTTTTATCAAACTTTGCGATTACAGATAAATCAAGCAATCCTCGATTCAGGAGCAGAAATATTACTTTTTGCCGATGAATATGATATATTAGATCGAGATTATCTGGCCCAATTCTACTAGGCTAACGCCAGCAGAGTTAGGGTTGAGTTACATGTATTGAACACATTTATTGTGAAGCATGG